TTGAAGTTGTTTGTAAAACACTTCCAGTTTGTTTTATAATACTTATTGAGCCACCACCAGTCATACAAAAATAAACATCTCCTGTTCTTGTAAAATCGTTTATAATAAATAATCCTGAGAATGAGTTACCACCACTAAATAATGGTATTGTTGCTCCACCTCCACAAGTTATATAGTTTTCACTAGTCCCATTTCTTGTCACATCAATATTACCATAAGCAATATCTTCATGAACCATATTATGGAATGCAGGCCTGCTATTACCATCAGCTATTATAATAGCATTGTGTACTGACCTGGCGTCAACACCTTGTGAATGCCCACTATGATTTATAATAACATTCATAGAACCTGTAGTTAAATTACTACCAGCATCGTAACCCATAACAATGTTTCCATTACCACTTGCACTTCCAGTCATAACACCATAACCTATTGCAACATTATTAGTTCCACTAGTTACAGCAGGAAGAGAATTATTACCAATGACAACATTTCGCGAACCAGTATTTATATTCATACCAGCTCTATAACCAATAGCAATATTGTGGTCACCGTCAGTGACATCTTCAAGAGCCTCGTACCCTATTGCAGTATTTGAATCTCCATTGTTATCATTACCTAGATTTTTTAATGAATTAATACCTATACCAATATTAGAACCAGCACCACCACCACTTAACAAGGCATTTACACCAATTGCGATATTTGAACCACTTGAATCATTATAATACATGGCCATGTGACCTAGTGCTACATTATAACCACCAGAAGTATTATCGCCTAAAGCTCCTACTCCTATTCCAATATTTTCAATCCCAGTATCTGTGATTTCACCTGCAGCTCGAATAGAGCCTGAAGTACCTGAACCAATAAATACATTATGGTCTCCAGTTGTTACGCCCATGCCAGCTCTTGAGCCTAATAAAACATTTCTATTACCAGTTGAATTTAAAGCCCCACCTGCACTTTTTCCAAAACAAACATTTTGATTACCATCTGGAAAATCTCCATAAAATTGTATTCCACCATTATCTAAACGAAAATCTACAAAATGATGAGTAACTGAATTATCATCATCGGATAAACCTTGAATCGATAATTTATTACCATCACCAGTAAGTCTTGACCTTTTTTGTCCTGATGTTCCACCTAAATCTTCAAAATTTAATTCAGGTGGATTACCCACTAAATTTACATCCATTGTAGAATTTCTGTATAGATGTAATATACCGGAAGGAGCTGCTATACCAGCTGGGTCTGTACCTATTCCTACATTACCTGAAGAACCATCTACATGAATAATTGCATTCTGTTTACCATTTCCTACTCTAAAATCTCTAAAACGATTAGTGCCGTTTTGATAACCTAAATAATTAATCCATATATCACCAGTATCATTATCTAATCCATATCCACCATTAATTGTATTTTCGTGTGTATGTGAAATATATGTTCCATGTGAATTATCTGGCCCAACCATAAAACCCTTTCCGTCTCCAACATGAAGTCCATAAGCTGGGTTTACTCCAATACCAACACGGTCATTACTAAAATCTAATCTAATACTACTTGGTGTAAAATCACCATTACCACCTATGATTCCATATCCACCAGAATCTACAAATAAACTTAAACCATAAGCGCTTCCATTACGTTCAAGGTATAAACCACCAGCTTGATTATTTGATGGTTGGTCTATATGAAGGCTTGTCGCTGGAATACTTGTTCCAATACCAACTCTTGTATTAGTCATATCCATACTAACTTGAGCTGCATTACTAGAATTAGAAAAATGGAAAAAACTATTATTACCACTTGCAAAATGATATGCCGCTGAGGTAAATAATTGCGCAGGTTTAAAATCTGCGAATGTACCAGAAGTAGGACCTACTCTAATTGGTATTGTACCATTTACATGTAATTGTGTATCTGGGCTGGCTACTCCAATAGCAACTTTGCCAGTACCATCTACTAATAAATCTGTTTGTCCTTGTCTACCAATTCTAAAATCATCCTGGTTTGCATCAAGTCTCCAAAACTCATAAGTACCATCATGGTCAGCTGCCATTTCTAATCTTATTTCACCACCTTCGTTATTTCCTGTGGCTCCACCTGAAACAGTAATTGTTCTACTAGCTGCATCAGCTGTACCAACTCTTAAGTCACCAGTTAATGTTCCACCTGCGAGTGGTAGTTTTGCTGCTATACTATTAGTGACTGTAGTACTAAAGTTAGCGTCATCTCCAAGAGCTGCGGCTAATTCATTAAGTGTATTTAACGCTGAAGGCGAACTATCAACGAGTGCAGACAATTCTGTTTGCACAAATGCTGTTGTAGCTAATCGAGTTGTATTATTACCTGTGCTTTGAGTACTTGTTGTCGGATTACCGCCAAGTGCTAAATCATCAGCTATTATGTGTCCTTTTACTTTTGTTAATGCCATTTATTATCCTATTAAATATCCTCCGAAGTTAATATAGTCACTACCTACATAGTGGCTAGAATTCGAATCTGATTGAAAATTAATTGTTACATAATCGTTTACTGCCAAATCTAACATTTGAACTCTTGAGCCATTTGATGCATACTCTGAGCCAGTAGCTCCTGTATCTTGTCGTAAATGTACATCATTACCCGTTCCGCTTATAGCTGCAGAGCCATTTACTCTAAGATACCATCTATAAACATCATTAGTAGTATTTCCAATTGCACTCCAAAAGAACAAGTAAACTCCTGCAACTGGAGCTGTAAATCTTCCATTAGAAGTATTATAATGACCTCCATCATTTACATAAGTACTTGCATAAATTACATCAGAGTTCTGAGCTGTAGAACTCCCACCAAATGCATGAAATTTTGGTTGGTTTGACATAGTTACATGACCAGAATTACTTATATTTATTCCATTTGTTGCATTATTTGGTTGAAGTACAAGACTATTAGCTCCACCTACACCAATTGAACCATTATTACCACTATTTTGATTATCTGCTTTAAATTTAAGTATTGGGTAAGTTGGCGCACGAAGCATTAATTGAGTGTAATCTCCATCATATACTTCTAATTTGTAAGCGTTGCCTGTATCAAATGAACCAATTTTTACATCACCACCTGTCTCTATACGCACTTTTTCAGTAGCACCTGTAGCTGGGTCTGTTGTTCCTGTAGGAAGTTGATTCCCTGTTATAAAACTAATACCACCTGCAGAGTTTACATTGTTTATAATTTGAAGTCTATTATCAGATAATCTAATTGCTCCTTCTGTAATATCACCATCTTGTTTAAACCAAAGCTGTGGATTATCACTTTCATTGTTATTATCTTCATCAGCTTGAATAATAACAATAGCGTTTCCTGAATTTCCTGATGATATATGAAGTAATCCATCTGGGCTATCGGTTCCAATTCCAACATTGCCATTTGGTAATATTGAAAAAGGTTGCGTATTACTAGTTTGATTATATATAGCAAATGTGTCGGTTGTTTGGCAGTTAACATCCCAATGTTGAGCATCATTTTGTAATCTTAATGAAGCACTTGAATTAGTTCCTGCATGCAATCTCATCACTGCGTTTGATGAATTTTCTATATCTAATTGATGATCTGGACTAATCGTTCCAATTCCAACATTGCCTGAAGAATCAATACGCATAGCTTCTGTATTATAAGTTTTAAAAGCTATGACACCCTGAGAAGATGGAGCTCTAATAGTATGAACTGCACCATTAAAATTAGTACTAGCAGAAGATGTAAATGTTAATCCTCTACCATTTGAGCTGTCATCACCACCCGCAATTAGATATGTGCTATTAGAACTACCTGCAACTTCTAATTTAGCTGAAGGTGAAGTATCTCCAATACCAACGTTGCCGCCAGCTGGATTTAATGCTAAAGGTCTAAATGCAACACCTTGTTCTATAGATTGTATAGTGGCATAATCAGATGAATGAAATCCAAGAATTAATTGTTCGTTCTGTGTAGATTGTCTTTTAATTACGAATTGTTCATTTCCACCATCACTTTGAACAACTAAATTACCAGTCATAGTGCCACCAGCTAGTGGTAGCTTAGCAGCTATAGCTGCTGTTGTTGTGGATGCATAGTTAGCATCATCACCTAATGCTGCTGCGATTTCATTTAATGTGTTTAATGCCGCAGGAGCAGAGTCTGATAAGTTTGCTATTGCTGTAGTTACATAAGCTGTAGTAGCTATGTTTGTGCTATTATCACTTGCTGATTGTGTAGTTGAGACTGCTGCGTCTAAATTACTTGGTACTTTTGTTAATGCCATCTTTTATTCCCGTTTATTCACCAAGTTCTTCTGCATTTCTCTGAGCAGCAGTCTTGACAATTCCAAGCGTGAAAGCTTGAGTAACTTGTGCATCTTCTCCTACTGCCATTGCAATATCATTTGCATTACAGTGAGCAACCAAGATTGAAAGAATTTCATCTTTGGCTATTCTAGCTCGATTCTTAACAACATTATCTGTCCAATCTGTAGAAGATACCGCCATATATTCCAGACATTTTTTTTCGGTGTCTGTTACCGATATTGTAATTGAATTACTCATAAATTTCTCCTTTTATTAACCAATTAGATGGCCTTCAAATCTTGTATATTGATCGTTGCCATGCACAACTTCACCTTTTTGTCCTACTACTGTAACATAATCTCCAGCACTTAACTTGTATGTATCTGTTCCAAAATCAGTAAAATAAGCTGAGTTACCTGTGGAACCATCTAGATACTCTGCTCGCCTTTCACTATACCCACGAACAGACCCATTTACTGCAAAGCGAAAACTATCAACCATATTTGCCCCATTGCCTAAGCTCATCCAGATGATACAAGCGTGAAAAGTGTATACGCCAGCAACTGGAGCTGTAAATCTCCATGTGGATGTCGAATAATGGTTTCCCTGATTAAAATGATGGTTTCCAGTTGTTGTATTAAATTCGATTGGGCTTGCATTCGAATGGGTGTAGTTACTGTTTCGAGCAACACGAAATGCTGGTTGATGTGGCGTTGTAACACGACCACTTGCATCAATACGCATTCGTTCTGTTCCAGCAGTTTCAAAAATCGTGACTCCACTCGATCCATCTTGGAAAGCAACGTTAGTGTGTCCGCTGCTAGCACCTACCTTTAACCACCTATTATTACCACTGTTTATATAATCATATCCATTTGCGTGTCTGGTTATTCTAGGGTCAGCAGTACTTCCATTTGGACCAATATAAACAGAGCCTGAAGAATCAATGCGCATTCTTTCTGAACCATTATTAAAGAATCTTACATTACCTGCTTCTCTATTTTCTAAAATAAGGTCACTAGAACTCATATTAATTTCAGCACCATCGCCTGATGTTGTACCAGTAGTTGAATTATGTAATTTAATTCTAGGTGTTGCAGAGTTATATAATGATAATACTGTATCAGAACCAACTGGTGCTGGTGTCATTCCAATTCCAACGTGGCCTGAAGCATCAATATGCACTTTTTCACTATCATTAACGCCAAGTCTTAAAGGTATAGCTCCTACAGATGATACTTGTGTATAACTTCCATCAGAATATAAATAACCTCTTTGCGTACCACCTGTAGCAATATTAAGAGTTGCTGAGCTTGTACCATTAACTGATAAAACTGTTCTATTTGATGCAGTAGCAATTGGATCGGTGTTAATTCCTACATTTCCTGAACTATCAATCTTTAAGGCGGTAGTGTCTAAAGCACTTGAGCTACTTGTTCTAAAAATAAAACTTTGACCAGTTGTATTATGGTCTATATAAGCAGCACCTGATGACTTAAATCTTAAATTATTTTCAGCAAGTATAGAATCATTATTACCAACTGTGATGTTACCAGCCACATCAACACTGCCCGTAAAAGCAGGGCTTTCTTCAAAGTTTGCTGTTATAACGCCTGATGAACTATTATATGATAATGCATTTCCGCTTACACTTATAGCTCCTCTAGCTCTTGCTGTTGTATGATAAAGATTACTTACACCTTCTGTAACAGTA